AAAGGTGTTTGGATAGCTGTAGCAAAAGAGCTTGTTCCTGTAGCAGTAATTGCTCCAGAACCTATTGTTCCGAGTGTAGCTATATTTTTTGAGCCATCTAAAACTACTGCTTTTGATGCTGCTGCTGTTCCAGCAGTAATTCCATCTATCATTTCTAATTCGGCTTCTGCGATATCTGCACTGCCAATTACAAAGCTCGTTCCAGTAATTGCTCCTGCACTTAGTGTTCCACTTGTGCTAAGATTTTCATTTCCAAAACTTATAGCTCCAGTAGAAGAAGTAATATCCCCTCCATTAACAGCTAAATCTCCAGTTAACGTAGTATTTTCATTTCCAAAATCTATTGCACCACTACTGTCAGTTATTGAACCATTAGCTAAAGTTAAATTGCCAATCGTAGAACCAGTTGCTCCAGTAACTGTACCTTCTAAATTTGCTACAATTGTTCCAGCAGTCCCGCTTGCTACTTCACTTGAAATAGTTGCATCTGGAATAAAAGTTAGTTTACCAGCAGAATCATCAAAGCCTAAGAATGCAGTTTTAGCAGCACTACCGTTATGCCAGAACATTGCTAGACCTACATCTTTGTTTGTATCAGCACCTAAGTTTGCACCATCTGTACCAGTTTGAAGTGATATGATAGGGTCTGTAACAGCCATTTGCGTTACGTTTTGATAAACTTGGTCGCCATTAACTTTTAAATTTCCTGTGATTGTTAAATTATCTTGGATAGTGGTTTCCGAAGTAGTATGTCCTATTGTTATTGCTGTACCACTAATTCCAGTACCAATTGCAATATCTTCTCCAGTATCAGTAGTGTCTATTGCAAGATATTTATCTGAACCTTGTTTTATTGTAAAAGTATCTGAAGTGTTATCTGTAACTGCTACATTAATTGTAGTTCCATCAGCACTAATACTGTCTAAAGCAATATCTCCTACGTTAGTAATATTACCTTCAGATGCACTTAAACTATCTACAGTTGTCGCACCAAAGTTTGCTGTGCTTGAACCAATATCTATTGCACCAAATCCACTTGAAATTGCTCCTACTGCGAGTGTTCCCACTTGAACTATTTGAGTTTGGTTAGCATCTACACTTAATGAATGAGCAATATTCTCACCACTTGTTGCACCAGAAGATGTTATTCCAGTACCAGCAGTTATACTTTGTACATAATCGCCAGTTGTATCAGTTGCGAGAGCTACACTATTTGCCTGAATAGCAGCAACTCCACCTTCCGTTATTGTTATATCGCCACTTACAGATGCAAATATTGCATCTTCTAAATTTTCAAAGGTTATTTTTCCAGAACCATCGTCTGTTGCATCTACCATCGCAATAAAGTCTGCATCAGCAATAGTTGTTTCAGTAGCTAATTCATTTAAATCTACTGCAAAACTTCGTGATGAAGTTAAATCTCCACCACCACTTAACCCATTACCAGCAGTTAATGTAACTCCACTGTGGTCAATATGCTCGTTAGCTACAAATCCACTTAAATTATCGTGTACAATTTCTGAGTCATTTGTTGCTACATCGTTAGCATTAGCTGTAATACCAGTTCCACCAACTACATTTAATGTTCTTGTAGCGGCTATTGTACCACCTCCAGTTAATCCTGCTCCTGCTGTAACCTCTACTCCACTATGAGCTATATGTTCATCTGCTACAAAACCGCTTAGATTGTCATGCACTATTTCAGAATCTACTGAATTAAAGGTTACTGTGTTACTTGAACCTACAGTTGCTACACCAGTACCCCCTGCTAAAGTTAAACTTTCTGTATCTAAATCTATATTTAATGCACCACCACTATCTGCTGAAAAATCTAAATCTTGTGCATTTAAAGAAGTTGTTACTGCATCTACATATGCTTTAATTGATTGTTGAGTAGCTAATGAAGTTGCACTATCAGATGACATATCATCTTCATCTTTAATAGCAGTCATTGCAGTCCCACTGGCTATTTTTATAGCAGTAGCATCTAATGTAGCGGTAACAGATACTTCACCTGTACCATGTGGATTTAAATGAATATCTCTATTACCAGCACCAGTATTTACTTCACTGTAAACTGTAAGAGTGCCAGATGTTAATGCTAAGTTTTGAGATGAATCAATAGTAAGAGCATTAGAAGAGGCATTGTCATCAATACCAGTAGAAGTAAAAGCAGATATAGTCCCTCCATCTATACTATCTCCACTAATTTGATTATTTGCTAATGTAAATGTTCCACCAGAGACATCTAAAGTTTTCCCACTCCCTACTGTAATATTTGTACCATCAATAGCACCACTATCAATATCAACATTGGTCATATTGCCATTGTTAAAATCAATATTCCCAGAAGCATCTGCTGTTACAGCTTTTGAAGCTTGAGCAGTGCCTAAAGTTGTAATATCTAAATAATTTAACTCTGCTGAAGTAGAGGTTACTCCAGTAAGAATATTAACCTCAGAAGTAGAGACTGTTAAGCCATCTAATACTTCTAATTCTGCTTCACTTATTTCAGCACTCCCTATTGTGATATTCCCTGTGAATGTAGGATTCGCAATAGGGGCTTTAGCATCTATTTGTGTTTGTATTGCAGATGTTACTCCATCTACATAGTTTAATTCTGCTGTAGAAAGAGTTGCACCATCTAGGATGTTTATCTCTCCACCATCGGCAGTTACTAAGGTTGTGCCGAGTTTTAATCCTTTTGAAGAACCATTATGAGAATTAATTTGTATAATCTCATTGGTTGAATCTATTGTAAATACATCTCCACCGTCACTAGCTTTTCTTATAAGTAGTGCTTCTGTCTCAGTAGCATCTACTATAAATCCACCCTCTACTTTTTGGTCATATACATACGAAGAAGACCCCTCAACGGTTAAATCTCCTTCAATAATTAAATCACCAGTAATCCGCCCACCAGCTTCAACTGTTCCGAGTTTTTCTATTAAGCCTCCTGATAACATCTTATGCCACAATCATTCTGACGGTTGCATCTGTTCCGCCTTTTCTTTGTAATTGAAAATATACACTATCACCCATTCCTTGAGGTACTCTTAAAATATAAATATCTGAGCCTCCAAGTAAGAACAAGCTATTTGATGTACTTATGTTATCAGAGGTTGATGTATTCCAACTAAAATATATATCATTATTTGATTGTATATAAACATGGGAATAATCTTTCCCTATTGCTGTATTGACCGTTGTTGAGGATGCAGTTACTGCTGTTTGTTGGTCGAATTGTGCGGATGTCTCAGTGTTTAATGCTTCAACAACTGAGTGCTTTACTTCTTTTTTTGCCATCTTGTTACTCCCAATAGCTTACCGAGCAGGGCTTTCTCATAGCTATCTCACTTTTTATTTTTTAATTATAATCTTCCGAAAACTCTTCCCTTAGTTTGGAATCCGAAAGTCCATTCATATGAACCATTGGTGCAGACATTAGTCTTCTTACCTTATCATTTTTACATTTAGGGCATTCTACAATCATATCTGGAGTAATAATTTCTTCAAATTTATTCTCGCAGGGTTTGCACCAATAATCAAATCTTTTCATTTTTTCTTTGCTTTAGAGGCTTTGCTTTTAGGTTTACTCTTTGTATTACCATTCTCATCACATTCAACAAAGCCTTCTTTTTTATAAATCTTTATTTGTTCTTCTGAAGGAGATTTTTTACCAATAATCTTACCTTCTTTATTTTTATAATATATCATTTTTACTCCTATGAGTGGGCGGCTAAAAAACTAACCGCCCATCCTAGATTAACTATTCTGATTAAGGATTAGTAAAGTTTACAACTCCACATGAAGTAGAGCTTGCACCATGACTTAATGTTGAACCAAAAAGCACATCAGCTACGACAGATGTTGCTAGATAGTCAATATCATAAGAGCTTTGAACTCTTGGTTGCATTTGCATTGCAAAGTATACAGCTTCACGTTTAAAGATAGAAGCTGTCTCATCTCCTGTACCGCCATCATCATCCCAATCATTACTAACTATTACTGGCATTCCATATACGTCACCGACTTTTCCCTTAACTTGACCAGCTTCGTCACCTCTTTTGTCGAAGTGTACAAATTCGTCAAGACCTAGTAGGTAGGAATAAACTTCAGGTGAAGCATATAACCAAGTGTTACCATCAGTGTAATCATGTCCAGCATCAAGCAGTTTAACCAAACCACTACGCAATAAAGCAGCAGTTAGTTGATTATCTGTTGAAAGAGCAGTATCATTACCAGTTGCAGCTTGAATTACATCAACTGCTAAGTAATTTTCCACCTTCTTTGCAATAGCATAACCCATTGAGCGAGTATACATATTGAAAAGGTCAGCAGATTCTTGAACCATTACGATATCTTCAATTCTTTTAGCTTCGTAATGATGTTGGTCAATACTTAGGTCAATTTTACCATCAGTATTTGCGGAATAAGTTACAGCAGTGTCAGCAGACTTTGCAGCAGCTGTTTCTTCTGTTACTTTTGGAATATGCAGTGTATCACCACCTCCAGCAACCATGCTAGAGAAATCGGATACTTTATTACGCAAGCTAAAAGCTCTTTCAGCGTAATCTAAAATTGCACTAGACCACAGTTCGGGTATAAAATTCGCACCTGTGGTTGTTGTTACATTAGCCATTTAATGACTCCTATTATCTTTTATAAGAATCTAATATGCTAGACCAATTTTTTCTTTTATCATTGATATCCATTGACTTCCAAGCTTCCTTGCTAATTTTTGTATCAACAGTCCCTGCATTATCAGGTGGATTTACTTTACTTGACAACTCTTCAACAACATTTAATAGGTCTGTTGTATTAAGATTCTTGAATTTTTCTTGTTTCTGTTCAGGAAGTTTACTTAAAGCTTCTGCTCTAATTTTTCCATCTAAATTATCGTACTTTTCTTTGAAAGGTGTTAATGATTCTACTTCTTTTTGAAGCTGAACATTTAACTCTTGCCATTTCTCCTGCTCGACTAACTTAGCTTTCTTCACTTCCTCTTGTTTAAGTTCATAAGATTTAATTTGCTCACGAAGAGTATTTCTCTCCTCAATAACTTCATTTAACCTTGAACGTGGTATAGCATTTTGTTCGGGTTTTGTCCCTTCTTCCGTTTTTACGTCTGTTTCGACTGTATTTTCAACTATTTTATCTTCTGACATTTTGACCTCTTGAGTGAGTTGATGATTAGCAAGTAAATACTTGCATTAAAAGTATAATATAATGTACATTATAAACAATTATAATGCAAGAAAAAAAATACGACTTTAAGAGAAAGTGGTTTGAATATCTTGGATATACTCCTCATCATGGGCAATTAGCACTTCATTACCCTAAAAAAGATGATGCCAGATTTCATGTTATGGTATGTGGTAGAAGATTTGGTAAAACTTGGGCAAGTGCAATGGAAGCTACATTTATGGCATCTCAACCAAATAAACGTATTTGGGTTGTTGGGATGTCTTACAAAAAAGCTAGACTTATTTTTCGTGAAATATGGCAAAGAATGGTTGTCGGTCATAGCGATGATATAGAAAAAGCTTCTGAAAAAGATATGTACATACGATTTAAATGGGGAACTACTGTTGAAGGTATGTCTGCTGATAATCCAGATTCTCTTGTTGGTGAAGGTTTAGATTTTTTAGTTATAGATGAGGTGGCTAAAATGAATAAACGTATATGGGATATGTATTTATCTCCAACTGTAGCTGGTAGAAAAGGTAAGGTAATTTTTATTACGACACCTGAAGGAAGAAATTGGATTTATGATTTATACAAGCTTGGACAAAGTGACAATGAATGGGAAAGTCATTCTGCTCCTTCTTGGATTAATCAGCATGAATTTCCATTGGGTCTTGACGACCCAGCTATTATTGAGCGTAAAAGAAATATGTCTAAAGAACTGTTTGGTCAAGAATTTGGTGCTGAATTTTCAGTATTTCAAGGTAAAGTTTGGGATTTTGACAGGGACTTGGATGTGGGCGATTTTCCCTATGATGCGAATTTGCCTACTTATTGTTCGATAGACTTTGGCTTTAGAATGCCAGCAGTAATGTTTATGCAAACTGAATGGATAGATGACATTGAACACATTAGAGTATTTGATTCAATATTACATAAAGAAAATATTAAGACTGAAGATTTAATAAAAATGATAAAAATAAAAGGATACCCTATAACTTCTTACTATGGCGACCCTGCTGGTTCTAGTGTTCAAGGACAATCTGGGGCTGGAGATATGGAGATATTCCGAAGAAGTGGTATTCGTGTGCTTTGTATGAGGGATAAACTAAGTCGTAATATTACTTCTAGCGTATCTTATGCTAGAGGATTCTTTTCTAGTGCAGATGGCTCAAGAAGAATCCATGTAGATAAAAAATGTACAGACGTTATACAAGATTTTGAAGAATACCGCTATCCAGAAAATCAAGATGGCAAACCAATTAAAGAAGAACCAATTAAAGATGGTTATCACGACCACGGAAATGATGCTTTTAGATATTTTATTACTAATCGCTTCCCAATGAAAAACAAAACAATGAAAAGGATTCAAAGATGATTGAACAGATGATTAGAGATAAGTTAACAGAAGTAAAACTGTTAGACTCTCAATTAAGAAGAGAAGAGATAAGAAAATTTTTAGATTATTACTCAGGCACATCTATAGACCAGTATATTAAACCATATTTTTCTGGTGATGCTTTTTCAGAGATTCCTCCCTCTGTTACTAATTTTACTAGGAAATTTATTAATAAAATAAGTCGAATTTATACACTAGGTGCAAAAAGAACAGTAGGTAATCAAACAGACCTATATGAAACTCTTACTCCTACTAAAGATGTTCGTATGAAACATTCTGAAAGAATGACGAGATTAATTGGCACAATTGCTAATAGAGTATTTTGGAATAATGACTATTTTGATTATAGACCAATTTACTATTTTGAAACATACTTTGGAGACGACCCTTTTACTCCAGAAGCTATTATCTATCCTTTATTAAACAAAACTGCTGACTTATCTAACACTGTTGGATTGCAATGGGGTTATTGGGATTCAGAAAAGTATGCTATTTTAACAGAAGATGGCAAGGTAATAAGTGAAGAAGAAAATCCATATGGTATATTGCCATTTGTTTTTACTCACAGAGAAGACCAGATGGATTCATTCTTTGTAGAAGGTGCAAGTGATATTGTAAATTCAAATGAGCAAGTTAATATAGGCTTAACTGAAATGAATCTTGGAATGAGATTTAATATGTTTGGTCAACCGTGGGTTACTGGACTAAGAGGCGACCAGACACTTATGCGTATAGGCTCTAATAGTATTCTTGATATGGGTGATGAAGGTTCATATAATGTTACTTCTCCTAGTGGGAATGTTGCTGATGCTATTAATAATATTAAATTTCAAATTGAATTAGTTGCCTCAAACAACCATTTATGGGTTCAATGGGCAGAATCAGGCGGTGAAGTACCTTCAGGTATTTCATTAATGATAAAAGACCTTGAAAGAAAAGAAGACTACTTTGATGATATTGCTTTATGGAGATTATACGAACAAGACTTTTATAGAGTGGAAAAATCTATCGCTCAGTATAATAATATTGCTTTACCTGAAGAGTTTGGTATAGATTTTGAAGAAGTAGAATATCCAACAACCATACAAGACCAGATTCTAAAAGATGAATTTGATTTATCTCAAAATTTAATTACCAGAGCAAAGATTATGGTAAGAGACAATAAAGATTTAACTATAGAACAGGCACAGGAGACTATTGATGCCAACAGACAAACAAACGAAGCAGAAACAAAACAATCAATTTTTGCTCAATTCGGTCAGGAAACTGGACAAAATTAATGATGTCGAGGTTGTCTTAAAAGGCAATATTCAAGAAGTTATTAATAATCCCATTGAATGGGCTGAAAAACAAGTAGAAAAGTTTATTATTGAAAATCAAGATAAATACTTTGAAGCTAAAAAATTAGGGGAAGGGTTTTGGAATGATATCAGAAGTAAGCGTTAATTTTAATTTTGGCAGATTAAGTGATAAGATTGAATCTATCATAGATAAATATCTTAATGATGAATTTGCAGAGCAAGTAGTAAAAGCCTCTAAAGAAAAAATTAAAAGTGGTAAAGTAACTCCTGCATTAAGTCCGACTACTATTGCTATTAGACAAAAACGAGGCACTGGTGGGTCAAGACCTCTTTATGAAACAGGTGCATTGCACGATAGCATTAAAAAGACTAGCGATGGTATTGAGGCAATTGGTTATGCTGGTAAACACCTAAAAGGATACGTCACTTCTAAAAAATCTATGATTAAAGGAAAAGATGTTTCCGTAAATGGTAAACAACCTAGAAATTTTATAGCTATTCCTAAAGCTTCCTCTGAAGCACTAGCGAAAGATATGAATGATGCACTTATAATGCAAGCACCTATTGTATTAAAGGTTGGTAAGAGGTAAATTATGGCATCAAAAGAAGGATTAGATGACAAAGATAGAGAAATACTTTTATGGGTTGCTCTCGGATTATCTTACGATGTCCGAATCTTCTCAGAACGACTTAGACAAGAAATTGACAGACTTACAAGAAGTGGTGTCAGCCAACAATCAATTGCTGGGATTCTTAATTCAGACCTTAATGGGCAAGGTAGAATCTTTGGAGAACTTAGAAACGCAATCAAGCGAGGAATTATTGGAGGAGTTAATCAAGCATTCCGCAGAGCTGGAGAAATGGGGCAAAAGTTAAGATGGGTAGCAGTATCAAAGAATATATGCCCAGATTGCGAAGACCGTGCAGGAGAAATTGATACTTGGGAAGGTTGGGAGTCAAGAGGAATGCCAGCTTCTGGATGGAGTATCTGTAAAGAGTATTGCTATTGTCAATTAATACCAGAAGATATTGAAATTAATGATAAATTGAAGATATGAAAGATTATAAAACAACTAGATATATTTGCAATGAATGTAATTGGGAATGGGAAACGCTTTCTGCTAATCCTGAAGAAGAGGTTATTGAAGAATGTCCATCTTGTGGCTCATTTAGCACAAGAGAAGCAGTAATTTCCCCTGAAATTTCATTTATTGACAAAGATTTTTATTCAGAAAACTGATTTTAAATAGTTTTTTTGCTATCGCTCAAGGCGAGGATAGCTCAACTTGCATACATAGGAGTTAAATATGAAAATAGCAAGAGTTCCAATTCATTTCAATCGAGATGAATTTCTAACACCCTTTGATACAATGTTTGATAAGATTGTACAAAGTCAATTCCCAAACTTTCAAAAAGAATTTGGGATTTCATTTAAAAAGGGTTCATTTCCAAAAGTAGACGTAGTAGATTATGATGATTCCGTAGTTATTGTGGCAGAATTGCCTTCAATGACTAAAGAATTACTCAATATCGAAGTAGAAGACCGTATTCTTACGATAAGTGGTGATAAACACCAATTAGAGGATGAAGACGCTCGTTATATTATTAAAGAGCTAAAACATTCGTCTTTTAGACGTTCATTTGAATTAGGTGATAACTTATGTTCTGATATAACTGCCACGTTTGAAGAAGGAGTCCTTAGAATAGAGATTCCAAAGAAAGAACAAGTGGAATCAGATAAAAAGCGAATTGATATAGTATAATCAATGCCTATAATACGTTCTATAGTTAAAACTATTAAATACTTATATATATATATATTTATATATATAGTTCGTCATATTCAGACATGGTTTTGGCAGTTTCGTATTAATTATCGAGGGAGAGGGGTAGAAAAAAGCTCTACCCCCACCCTACACAGACGTATAGGGGGGTACATGGGGGTATACCGAAAAATCAGACTTGGGTTTTTAAATTATTTTCTGCCTCGATTACCTTTTGTTGCCATGATTGGAGCATTAGTTTTGTTTTTCTACCTCGGGGTAGTAGTTCCACTCCAACTTTAATAGCTCGTCTTCTCCATTTAGCTGCTTCACTACGTTTTTTTAAGGCATCTTTCTTTACTTGTAGCTCTCGTAGCTCTTGTACTTTAGTTTTAGGCTTTTTCTTCTTTTGTACAATAGGTCTTTCTGGCATTACTGTAAATTCAGCTTCTTCAATCTTCTCATCTTTATAATCTTTACCATCTTTATTACCTAAGAACTTCTCAAAAGGACTTTGATAGTTATTTACTTCTACTCTTTTGATTAATTTGCCTGAATGCTCTAATATAAGCCTACCAGCTTGTACATTACCAGCTTCAGCCTCTCTTATCATTGCATTTAGTATAGATGGCAGCTTAGAACCAAACGATACCATGTATTTTTGATAAAATACTTCTACAAACTCTGGGTCACGCAACCATAAATGTACCGTATTCTTAGTTACTCCAGCTTCTTCAGCTACTTCTTTTATATGTGCATTAGGATATGCAGTCATAAATTCAACAGCCCTTACTTTTGAGCTTTTCCAGCTCTCTGGTAGGTTAACACTCATATGTATTCTCCATAATAATAAGTAATATATAGGACTTTACTACTTTAATACAATAAATAATGTCCTGTTTTTATATTTTTATACCATATCTATTAAACTACCTATTCTGCCTGAATCCTAATTAGGCAGAATTACTACTATACATAGAACAAGACTTTCTTTTCTTCTTTTTTTTAAAAAATGGGGTTAGAGGTCTTTCTTTCGTCTATTTTGTGAGGTTTACAGGTTGCCCAGACAGGTAAGTTACAAATCCGCCCCTCCCCCTTAATGAGACTCATTATCAATAAGTTAATGAGATTGAGACTCAATAGTTCTTGCTAATGAGACTTAGTCGCAATAGTGGGGGTGGGTTGCATCCATG